AAAGTATAGAGGACTCGTCACAACTTTGTCAAGTGGTATCTTTACCACAATTTTTTGCAATAGGGCGGGTCCTCTTTCTTTGTGCTGGGGAAGGTTGATGTTCTTTTAGAATCTGCCAAAGATGAAGACTTCCCCAGCTATTTACATTCTATCAAATCTGTTATAATTAGTCGATGTCCAAAAGTTCCAAGAAATCCCAAGAGGCTGTTGAAGTGATAGATGCTATCGGTAAGGAGGGTAGTAAGGGTAGGAAATATGCTAAAGAGTTTTTTGATAAAAAGACTAAGGAAGAGGAAAAGATAAAAGATGAAGAATTAAATAATCTTCAGACTAGGAAAAGGTTTGTTGATTATAATCCACTGCTTGCTGATTTGTTAGATAAAAGACTTCGTTATGTTGATTGGACTCCAGGGTGGAAATATAAAGTTGCTCCTACCAAGGAAGGTGTGGTTATGGAAATATATTCTCCTGATGGAAGATGTTTTAGGGCTGGTTTTAGACCCGTTAGAGACCCAGTGTATGATTTAAATGCTGTTGAGATGTATGCATTGAGGGCTGAGAATACAATGGATAGGGTTATGGGAAATGATAAGAAGGAAGACAAGATAGTTGTATGAAAAAGTTAACAAGAGAGGAAAAGGAAAAGAAAATAATAGAGTTAGAAATACTCAAGAAAGAATTAGAAGCTAGAAAGTATTCTAAAGATTTATTTTTGTTTAATAAGAAGGTTCTGCAGATAGAGGATGGTCCTGGTAAGGTTCCACTTGCTGATTTCCATGAAGAACTTTGTAAATTTGTTACTAATACTGATACAAATAAAAAATTAATTCTTGTTCCGAGAGGACATCTTAAAAGTAGTTTGGTAACTATTGGTTATTCGTTGATGAGAATAGCACAAGACCCCACCATACGTATATTAATTGCTAATGCGACATATGACATGGCTTGTTCTTTCTTGGGACATATTAAAAAGCATTTACAAGAGAATGAAATATTCAGAAAGTATTATGGTGATTTATCTAAGAATCCAGCCAAGTGGTCTGAGAATATGATTTCTCTTGAAAATAAAAAAGCGTTTGGAAAGAAAGAAGCTACAGTAACAGCGTTTGGTATAGGGGGTAATTTAGTATCTCAGCATTATGATGTTATTATTGCTGACGATTTAGTAAATCGTGATTATATTAATACTAGTGAACAAATCGAGAAGACTATTTTATTCTATAAGGATGCTTTGGATTTATTAGAGCCAGGCGGGACGTTTATTGTTATTGGTACAAGGTGGAGTGATGCTGATTTGTATGGGTGGATACTTGATGAAACCAATATTGAACAGGTATATAAGAGCTTTAGTGTGTTCTTGAGACAGGCATACACTGGTAATTTAGAAAACGGAGAGGGTTTGAAGTTCTTATGGCCAGCTAAATATACAAAGAATATTCTGGAAACTCTTAAAAGGGAGAAGGGGCCTTATGAATTTTCATGCTTTACTGCTGGAACTCCAGTTGAAACAAAAAATGGTTTTGTTCCAATTGAGACACTTCAGAAAGGAGACAAACTTAGTTGGGGAAATGAGGTTGTGGAAACTAGAAGTGAGGGGAAAACAGATGTTTATGAAATTAAACTTTGTGGGTGGCCAGATAAGATAAAAGCAACTGTCAAGCATCCGTTTTGGGCAAGAGAAGATAGACATTTTGGGGCTAAATGGAAAACGGTTGGTGAATTGAAAGTTGGCGATTATGTTGGTTTTAAAGTGGGAAATGATTTTAGTGTTGTTGGTAATAAAAAATATTGGTGGCTGGTTGGTAGATATTTATCAGAAGGGTGGGTGTCTTGGGATGAAAATTCTGTTCTTATTTGTGCTAATAAGCAAGAAAGAGAATATTGTGAGAGAGCAGTTAAATATGCTGAAGACTTAGGATATAAAGGTCGGAATGGAATAAGGAAAATTTATGAATATGATGATGTATATAAGATTTCTATTGGGAGTAAGGAGTTTTCTAAAAAGATAATAGAATTTGGGAGGGGTGCATCAAGAAAGCATTTGACATGGCAAGCAAAGAATTTAAGAAAAGATTTAGCTGAGGCATTAATAGATGGGTATTTAACTGGTGATGGATATGTTGCTAAAGGATATAGGCAAGCAAATTCTGTTAGTAAACAATTACTTTTGGATTTCAAACATCTTCTTGCAAAACATGGACACATAGCAACTGTTGCTAAGGTTGGAAATGGCGGTTCAAAGATGTTAAAGGGTAAAAAAATAAATTATCTACCACTTTATAATTTAAGAATTGTTTCAGATGGGGCAACTCGTAGGATGAAGTCTTTTGTTAAGAATGGTTATTTGTTTTCTCGAATAACTTCGATTAATAAATTAGATAAAAAGGAAGAGGTATTTAATCTTCAGACGAAAACTGGTGATTATCAAATAGCAGGGTCTAGGGTTCATAATTCACAGTATATGAATGAGCCAATTCCACAAGAAGATGCTAAGTTTAAAATGGAGTGGTTTAAACGTATATTGGAAGATGAATTAAGAGTTAGGGAAATAAATTATTATACAATGGTTGACCCCGCAATTGGGCAAAGAAAGGAAAGTGATAAAACCGCTATTGTTACTATTGGTGTTGATGAATTTAATAATTGGTTTGTAAGAAATATTGTTTGGGATAGGCTTTTACCTAATAAAATAATAGAACATATATTTTGGAATTGGGAAGAATTTCATCCTAAAAAGATAGGAATTGAACTCACAGCATATCAGAAAAGTTTGCAGTATGCTATTGTTGATGAGATGCGGGCTAGAAATATTTACTTACCTATTGTAGAATTAAAAGCGGAGAGGTCAAAAGACGAAAGAATAGAAGGTCTTATACCTCGATATGCTAATGGGGCAATATATCATTTGGAGCAATGTCCTTATGTAAGGGCACTAGAAGACCAGTTAATGAGGTTTCCTAGAGGAAGGCATGTTGATATTATTGATGCATTAGCTTATGGTTTACAAATTGCCCATCAGGCAAGGAAGAAGCCAATAGGTAGGGGTAGAAGAATGGGACATAGTAAATATTTATATTAATATGCTAACTGGTCAAAAAGAACCTAAAATTAGAAAAGTATATAAACCTTCTGATGAAGAGTATAAAACACTTCAACATGTTTATGAGAGAAAACAGCAAATGGCTGATAAGCGTGCTGATGAAGAAAAGAATTGGGATAAATGGCAGAAACAATGGGATTCATATCGTATTCCTAGAGATGGTGATGATTGGCGTTCTAATATCTTCATTCCTATTACTAGTTCTGTAATAGAAGCTGAATTATCAGAAATAATAAATCAGGATTTGATGCCATGGGCTGTTGAAAGAGGAGCTGAGGATAAAAGTAAGGCTATGGTAACTAATGCAATCCTTGAATATACATGGGATGTTTCTAAAAGTAGTTTAGCTCTATATGAAATTATTAAAGATGCACTCATATTTGGTACTGGTATTGGAATGGAATACTTCTGGGAAGAACAACGTGATATAAGAACTTCTGATGGAAAGAAAAAAAGAGTGACTGAATTTAATAATAGTTATCTTGAACCCGTTAGGCTTTGGGATTTTTATGTTGATGAGCGTGCTCGTGGGTTTTCTGGACCGAATGGTGCAAAGGATGCTATTCGTAGGTATATTATGGATTATGATGACTTCAGAAACTTCTTTCAGGGTAAGACTTGGGACCCGCATGGAAACGCTTCACTTGTTAAACCAGGTGGTGATACTAATTATTATGAGTTTTATAAGCCACCAGAAAGGTTGGTTCACGATAGAGAGGTTGAGGTTCTATGGTATTGGAATAAACCACAAGACCTTTTGGCTATAGTTGCCAATGATGTAATGGTAAAGTATGGACCAAATCCATACAAGCATAAGCAATTGCCTTTTATAAGAGCAATTGATGTTAAAAGACCTTATCAGTTTTATGGAAAGGGTGAATCTGAATTATTAGAAAGCCTTCAGGAAGAGATAAATACTCTTAGAAGAATGATAATTGACCGCAATCACCTTGATATTGACAAGCCAATAATGGTATCTGATGCATTAACTCTTGAAGATGATGACACAATTAGCAGACCACACGGCATAATTCCAGTGGGGGATGTGAATGCTGCTAAACCCATGGAATATTCTGATATTGCACAAAGCGTATTTAGGACATTAGAGATGCTGAACGACGATAAAATTCGTGTTACTGGAATGGATGAACGCCAAATGGGTGTTCAAAAGGCTGGAACTGCTACTGAGGCAGCAATTTTAAGGGAAGCAACTCTTAAAAGGCTTAATTTGAAGATATGGAATCTTAAAAATGATACCATTGTTGATATTGGGAAGCTTAGAGTGGCTAATATTCTGCAATTTTATAGTCAGCCACGATTAGAAGAGATAGTTGGAGAGAAAATGGTTGCTCAGGCTAAGGAAGAAGGTACTTTAGTTACTGATGGTGATATAAAATACCGCAAGTCATATAGAAATATCCGTTTGAAAGATAAAGCTATTGGTATAAATCCCTTAACTAAAGAACCAGAGATAGAACCAGCTAAAGGTTTTACATTTTTTGAAGCAAAACCAGAGTTTTTCCTTCCTTCTCATGGTGGATATGATATTAGGTATAAGGCTAGTAGCTCAATGCCTATCTCAAAGCCATTAGAACAACAGAAGGCAGATGAAATGTACGATAGACTGGCTGGTAACCCAACTGTTGACCCTTGGAAATTGGCAGAATTTCTAATTAAGAGCAGGGATAAAGACCCAGATGACTTTAAAATTGAGAAACAGGGTTCTGGGCAACCTCAAGGAGTTGATTTAAAGAAAATGGTTGATTTGGCTGGTATGGAAAATGACGAAATGATGAAGGGAAAGCCTATTAAGCCAACACCTTATGCATCACCAGCTCACACAGAGATACATATTCAGTTTATGAAGTCTAAAAAGTTCCAAGAAGAAGTTCCTCCAGAGGATAAAAAGGTAATTCAAATTTTCTCTAACCATATTGCTGGAGAAATAATGGCACAGCAATTGCGTGGTGGTGTACAGACTGGTGCTGCTGCTGGTGGTGAAGCTCAACCAGGTATGCCTCAGGGTGGTACACCAGGTCAAACAACTCCTGGTCAAGAAATGGCAAATACTGTTCCTGGAAAGATACAGGGTGGTGGAGAAGTACAAAATGGAATGCAGGGGGCTAGTGCTGGAATAGGTGGGGGGAGGCATGTATGAAAAAACGAAAAAAGATAATATATTTAAGTAGGGAACATAAAGAGGCATTGTCAAAATTACAGACGAGACCAGAATTTAAGGGGTTTCTTAGTTTTTTGAAAGTACAACAGAATAATATTGGTGTTTTTCAATGGACTAGTTTGAAAAAAGCAAGATATGAAGGTCAGTTTGAAATAATAAATCTTTTAATAAAGGCATTTGAAGAAGCTAGAAAAGGAGAAGAATGAACTTTTTAGATTATATTAGAGATATTTCTACTAAAATACTTGGTGAAAGTAGGGATACATATTATAAAGGCGGGAGAGAAGAACACAGAGTTGTTGGCGGCTTATTTGGTGAGGGTGGGCTGTTTGGAAAGAAACCACAACCAACAAGCCAACCGCTTAATGAATATCAACCAACAAGTACTCCAGAACCATACGCACCGCAACCAGCAGTAGAAGAATATCAAGCTCAACCAACCCAAAATGAGTATGTGCAACTAGAACAACAGCAACAACCCCAAATAAAGCAGTATAAGTTTTATGATAAAGCAGAGCTTCCACCACAATATGCTGAAGTAGTGAGTAAACTTCCTAATGATGATATTATAGCATCTGTTTTAGCACAAGAAACTGGTGGATATGGATATAAAGTTCCAGACCCCCAAACAGGAAAGTTTGTTGACTGGGATGTTGCTAAAGCTAAAAATATTAGGGGTGAATCTGGAGAAGTTGGTATTGCTCAAATTATTCCTAAGTGGGATGAAGAAAGCTATGCTCAAGCTCTTTATAACCCAACATTTGCAATTCAAGAAGCGGGTAGAATTATAAATAAAAGTCTAGCTGTTTATGATGGTGATGTAAAAAAGGCATTAGGAGCATGGAATAAGAACCCAAGTTATCCAGATGAAGTTTTGAGTAGGATAAAGAGGTAGGTGGGGGTGATAATATGGCAAGAAAGAAAAAGAGAACCAAAACGGTTAAAAGAAAGGGCAGGGTATCTCGTGTTAAGCGTGGCGCTAAAACACATCCTGGTTTTAAATCTGTTCAAAGAAAGATAGCTAAAAAATATGGTATGAAGAGAGCTGGTGCCATATTAGCATCTGCAACTAGAAAGGCTAGTAAGAAAGCTAAAAGGACAAATCCAAGATTGAAGAGGGTGAGAAACAAGAAAAGGAGAAGAAAATAATGCCATTTGTAAAAAGAGGGAAATTTTATTATTCTCCATCAGGTAGACGGTGGACTAAAAAGCAAGTAGTTGCTTATTATGCTAGTCATGGTA